CCGACAAGTCGGGTACGGTCGTGGCAAAGCTGGAGGCAATCGCGGACAGCGATTGGCACCCACACCTTCTTCTCTATCTCTCTTTTCCGTCTTAGTCTTTTATCCGCTAAGACGGCACGCTCTTTCCCCCTCCGTGTCGCGGTTGACTTCAAATACCGGACCACATCCACCAGCCTTTCCTTTCCGGGCGCCTTAAAAGGACCCATTTCCCAATGGGCCTTCACAATTGCCGGAGCAATTACCTTATCGTCAGCCAGATCCTGGTTCTCCTCACACAAAACGAGTGAGGGGTGTAAACCAGAAACTGCCGTCGGGATAGGAATCTCCCACCCGGTCCTAGTCTTCTCCCTTCTCCACAAGGACACCGGAATACACCTCCCATGGTTTGGGAGGCGCAAGCCGAGTGCGAACAACGACCTACCACCCTTGCGGATGGTGCGTTCGTTCAATGCGAGAAAGTGACGATAGAACACCGGGGAGCGAGTGCTCCGGACTTTGCGAAAAGCCCCCAAACAACTCTCTGCGTTCTTTCCTACCTGCCTCGGGTCATTTGTGAAGAGAGAACGACACTTCACAAAGGGGATCACTTTGAAATTATGATTCAGATAGGTCGAATTCATCGTCACGAACGATGACGAATAACCTGTCTTCTTCTCATTTAAGGTTAATCCAAGACCCGGAGCGCTAAGCCTATACTCTCGACACCAAATTTCACTGGCTTCTACCGCGAGATCGTCGCCGTTGATCAGCTTGGGTGTTACCTCACCTGTTCTTTCATCCACCCAACAAGCAGCAATAAAATTTTGCATGCAAAGGAGTGGGAAAGAAAGGAGGTTACCCATAAGCTGACCGGTGGTCGGAGTCACCACGCCGGTAGAAAGCCCGGAAATTGCCGGACGTAAGGAGGCGCGAGCAGAAGAGAAAAGAGGAGAGAGGGATGCAGGAGAAAGGAAGGCCAACTCATCAATGATTGCCTCAGCGACCTCAATTGGAAGACCATCTGTAGCAGCAGAAAAATCTGCGGATAGATAAGTCTTACCGGGGGAGAATCCGGCCTTGTTCAAAGAGGCACGGGTAAACTCCCCGCGAAGTAACCATGAGTTATCGCTAAGCCGGTCATAGATGAGCTGGTGGAGGGGCCGAAGGTACAGGTAAGATGGGTGGTTCCTCACCAAAGGTCTTGGTTTGCCGGCGTCCTTGGCCACCATAAAAGATGGTTGGTGGATCACAACCGGCTCGGAAATCAAGAACTCATCTTGTCTACCTTCCCAATAACTATACGAACCACCATCCTTCCTCCCCGCACAGGTTGTGGAGGAGAAAGGAGGAGTGGTAAGTTTAGCCCTCTTCTTCAGGGACTTTTCCTT